TCCATATAATATAGTTTTGTAGTTACGATCGCCCCGTAGGGCGACCGCTCTACAGTTTGATTAAGAATTTAATCGTTTTTCAATATTTGAGTAAATCTCCATTCCTTCATCAGTTTTAAACCAATGTGCTAAGGCTGTATATGGATGCTCGTCAAAAGGTATTGTCATTATTTTTCTACCATTAGACCCCCACATAAAATACCTCTGATCAGAAGATAATCTCAATACACCATCTTCAACAGCTCTAATACCAAAATTTCTTAGCATTACGTTTTCATCATCCGCTAGTTCTAAGAACAGTTTAGGATTGTTTCTAGCAAACACTAGTAAATCACGTCTAAGCTCCTTAGAACTCAATTTAGATACTTCAGAACCAATCTCTACTCGCATAATAGCTTCAGCCATATCAATATCTACGTTTTTAGCAGCTATTAACGCTTCAACTTGTTCGTTTAATACATCTATCTCTTCAGCTGCCAAAGCTTCAGGTACATACTCATAGAATATTTTATCTTTATGAGGATGGTATAACGATAGTATTTTTTGTAAAACTGTTTTATTTCTAGGCACAAATAAAGCGCCGTTTCTAAAAATAATATGAGCCAATCTTTGATCACCTTTCATTTCATCAACAAATGGTGTTCTTTGATTTTCACAATATTTTAATTCTCTTTCGTAACCCTTTTCTTCGTCAAACCAATAAATTCCAGTTGATTTAATCATTCTGGATATAGGTTTTTTATTTCCTTTTAAATAATAAACTCTATCTCTTATTTCCCATTCATTTTTTGGTTTAGCTATTTCTCTTGTTGGTGCTTCCATTACAGGAGTTTCTACTACTTTTTCTACATGCTCATCACCAGGATCTCCTTGGTAAGAAGCTTTTGTTTCTTTTTTCTTTGCCATAATATAATATATAATAAAATTAATAAAAATAAAGGGACTGGGAAATTAATCCCAGTCTCTTTAAAATAATTGTGCTTAGTTCATTAACATGAAGTTGTTAGCACCTTGCGTGATTAAACATCTTTCAGAAAGCATGTGGATTGACATCGCGTCAAGCGCTGAAGTAGTAGCGCCAACCGAACCAGTAACCCAAGTTTTCATTCGTCTATCATCAGTTTGAGAAGCTCTATATCTTACATGTAAGAATGGACGCTTCATGTTTTTACCTAACATTTGATCATAAACTGTAGATGTACCAGCTGGTACTATAACACCTCTAATCGCAGAAGCAGAGTTAGCAGCGTTAATACTACCTCTTGTAGCTAAATCATTTAAGTATCTAAAGTCAGACTTGTAGAAGTCATAAGAACCTCTTCTGAAACCAGAGAAACCTAAATTTAACGCCATATCTTCAGAGTTGTCGAATACTCCAAAAGAAGTACCACCAGCTCCATAAGAATTCATTGAAGCTAACATATCGTCAATCGCAAGAGATGTAGCTCTATTAACAAACATCATGTTTTCTTCAATAGCGCCTTGCTTATCAAACTCAGCAAGTATTGCGTCAAACTCAGCTAAATCAGTTTGTGCATTGACACCAGTCACACCTGAAGTCATGTTTCCTCTTGATTCAATAGCAGCGAATAATCCTTCAGTACCAATAGCATCACCGTTATTAGATATTAAAGCGTCAGCTCCAGTAGCAGCTGTACTATCTAAACCAGTGATACCTTCAATCATTGCCATTTCTAAATAATCAGTAAAACGAGCTCTTGTATCAGCTTCAGCTTTTAAATACCATAAATAACCTGATTGTCCTTCTTCGCTAGCAACTTCAACCCAACCAATTCTAGAAGCATCAGAACCTGATACCTCGTAGTAATCTTTTATAATAATTGGTTTATTACTAAAAGATTTGAAAGTTGGCTCGTTACCCCCTCTTTGATCAGTAGTAGCGTTACCAGCTTCAACGTTGTAAGACTGACCTTTTCCATACTCAGAACCATAAACCATTATAGTTGTTTCTTTGTTTCCGTTGGTTCCAGTACCGTTAGTTATTGCTGTTGCTCCGTAAGGTGCGACAGTAATAGTGTCACCATTTACAACAGTAACAACAGCTTTAACAACCTCAACAGAGTTTGCTATAATAATAGTGTCATTTACTCTAACACCGTGTGCTTGAGCGGGAGACCCTGTAGCTGCAGATATACCACCGGCAGCGTAATAAGCTTCGTCAATATCACCTTGTATTAATATAGTTGTAGTAGTTTGAGTTTTACCTATATAAGATAAATGTAATCTACCTTGTTCAGACCAAACAACCTGATCGGATGTCATGCTCTCTTCAGCTCCAACTTGTGAAAGGAAACCAGATATAGTCCTAGGACCAAATACCTCAGCTTCTTTCTCCATTAGATCTGGTAAATATTGTTGACTCCAGTCGCTAGAGCCA